ACGATTGTTGGGATAGCATCAACAAAAGCCTTAACGATTTGAGGTATAGCCTTAAATATCTCTGTGATTATGTCTGGCAGAGCCTTGACAATCGTCTCAATGATCCCTGGAAGTGCGGCAAAGATCTCTTTAAAGATTCCAGGAAGAGCCTTGACGAACTCTGGAATGATTTCTTCAAACAAGACTTTGACAAAAGAACCAAAAGCCTTGAGAAGTGATCTAAAGATCTGAGGCAACGCCCTTGCAATCCTTGTGAACACGTCCCCCAGCTTGGCAGCAAGTTCCTCGGCTATCTTTGGCAAAGACTCAACGATCTTTGAGATGGCGTTTGGCAGGCCGTCTGCAATCCTGTTTAAGACACCAGAGAAGTCTTCAAATATCGCTCCGATGTTTTCTGGAATGCTTACAAAAGACTGAGCAAACGAAAAGAAATCCTTGAATGTTTGGCCTGTTCCAAAGGCAATTGCTTGCTGGATGACCGGCCCAACTATTTCGGACGCCTTTTTAAAGCCCTCTGTCAACGCCGTGACAAACTGATCAAACTGAGATGGAAGGTTTCCGCGAGCTGCGTCAGCCTGGAGCTTAGCAATGGCCTCGTAGTCGGCTAGAATTTTCTCGGTTTCATCTGATTTTTTGCCTGTGATCTCTAGCTCTTTTTTTGCTGCTGAGATGAGTTTTAATTGACCAGCTAATGCCTCGTCAATCTGCTCGGAGGGCGACAGGTTTTGCTTTGCAAAGTCGTCTTGTAGCTTCTTAAGATCGGTTTTGATCGCGTCAAAACTTCCCTTATATGCTTCGGCTTCCTTTTCAAGACGGTCCTTGGTTGCCTTTTCAGACTTCTCGTTGAACTCCGATACAATAGCCTCACGCGCTGCAACGGCTTGAGCAAAATCAATCAATCCCTTTTTCTCAAAACCAGCTACCTTAGCAAACGCTTCGCCAGCCTTCTTAGCGGCAACCTCTACCTCTGTTCCCGTGTTGGTTAGAAGTCCTGTAATAAACTGCTGCGCATCAGCTCTAGCTTTCTTAAAGTCCTCGGCGGCTTTTTCTGCCGATTTTCCTAAATTGCCACCAACTTCTTTTGCGCTCTCGTTTAGAGTCTTGAGTGTCTGGTCAAACTTCTGTCCGGAGCCAGTGGCCGTCTCAATCGCGTTTTGTGCCTCTAAAATTCCTGCGGCTGTAGCACCACTTGCGGTTGCTATTTCTTCAAAAGATTTAGCTATGCTTTCAAGGCCAGCAAACTCAGCTAGTGTAGAAATAAAGTCGGCTAATGTGGCAGCAGCAGCCGAGATTGCAAATATCGCTCCCTCAAAAACCTTGACAAAAGCCTTTCCTACCTGTGCTAAGACAGGAGCAAAAGACTTGAGAGCGCCAGCAATTGTCTTTAAACCGACCAAGATGCTTTGGTCTTGAATGATCCTGGTGCCTATCTCCGCGAAAGCGTCATCAAATGAGTTTTTTAGTTTGTTGAGACCGCCTTCAAAAGTGTCTCCAAGCGCCTCGCCAGCTCCTGCATAGCGTTTATTTAGAAGCTCGATTGCCTTGCCGTTTTGCAGCTGCTCTTTTGTGAGGTCTCTAAACTCTTTGCCAAGTTTGCCAATTTTTCCTGCCGAGCCTGTAAGAGTGCCTCCGAGCTGCTGCACTGCTGTCTCAAGATCAACTCCGGTAACAGCTGCAAGATTAGAAGCCGCCTTGACAAGCTCTTGAGCCTGATCGTTTGAGACGCCGAATGATTTTGCAACTGCCAGCTGAGTTTTGATTTGACCATCAGCAATGCCTGTCAAATTAGACAGCTCTTGTGAGAATGCGCTGATTGACTCTAGCGCTTGTTGACTAAACTCTCCAGTGGCAGCAAGTGACAGCGAGAGCGCTCTGGTTTCTCGTTCGGCGTCAATTCCCTCGGCAATTGCTTTTCTAAACCCAGCAAAGGCGGCTCCTGCCGCAGCAAGACCAGCGACAACACCACCAAAAGAGTCCTTAAGTTTTGAAAATCCGCTCTCTGTTTGCTTGACAACCTTAGAGGATTCTTTTTCAAAATTCTTTAAGGTCGCCTCGGCGTCCTTGGCGTCAACTTTTACCTGAATGGTTACATCATTTTCGTCCGCCACGTTTGGCCCTCGCTTCCTCTGCTTGACATTTCTCTATCTCAACGTCAATCATTCCAAAAATCTCAGCCTTCATAGCCGACAACTCGGACAAGGGAGAGAAATAGCCTAACTTTGCTAGGCGCTTTCTCTGAACGTATTCGGCGAAGTATGGAGCCGCTTCAGTCTGTAGCGCGTGGCCCTTACAAGCAGCACGCGCCTGCATCCTGATGGCGGCCCTTAGTCGTTTCCCAATCGTCCGCCGCGCACAACAGCAACAGCAACCTCGACAAGAACAGGAGCCAAGTCTTGCTCATACTGGAGATCATCAAAACTCGTGATTTTCTCGCCTGTCTTTTTGTTTTCGATTTCTACTTTGACGTAGTGAGCTTGACTTAGCTTGACCATTTTCCGAACGGTTTTGGTGTTGCTTTCAGGCATCTTGACCTCACCGTCTGGAGAGATCTCAATTGACATGTCTTCCATGTACTGGAAGCGCTCGTCAAAAGATGCTGGCCTGAGAGTGATGCTCCCAGACCAGTCGCTGCCTTCAAACATTTTTGGAACGATAGTAAACGTCTTCATTTGTCCTCCTTAGACAAACGCTACGTAAACCTCGCCGTCGCCGTTAGTGTTTACAAAAGCAGACAACTCCAACGACAAAGCAAAGAGTCCGTCAGCGTCCTCGATTTGTGGTTGCGTTATCTTAGCAGTTGGAACGTACAAAGCGCCACACTTTCCAGGGACCCAGTTGCCGCCTAGTTTTTCTCCAAAACTGTATTGGAACTTCAACTCAGTGTTGTTTCTAAAACGCTCAAAGAACGAAGCATCATACTGGTTAAGAAGAGCCGTCACAGAAATAGAAACCTCTCGCGAAGATATGATGGAACCAGAGACGCCGGACTCGGAGCAAACGCTGCCGATGTCAGCCTTGCCGGTTGCGATAGACAAGCTAACGGACGAAGCTTCAAAGCAAATGTAATCGCCAGCAAGCCCAACCATAACTTCGTGATTTTTAGCCGCAATTGCGTCTGCCGAGTCGTATGACGGAGTCTGGGGTGATGCGAGCGATATTGCAACGTCACTGGTGTAACTTAGTGCTCCAGTCTTATTGGCAGTAAATCCAATCAAAGCTCCAATTGAATTGGCTCCAGATTGAAAGTTGATTGTCAAAGTTCCAGCCGACTTGGTGAACGTATACTTTCCAGTCGTGTCGCTATAAACAACAGTGTAGGTTCCTGCTGCCGCAGTGGACATCGCCGCTTGCATTGCAGCCGCTAGATCGTGCGGCGTCTTGTAAACCTTTTGAGCAACAGTAGCTGTGACGTTGCCTCCGCCGACGTCGAACACGATTGCGTTGTTAGTTGAAGTGACGCGAAGGGGGTTGAAAAAATACCCAACGCCCTCAAGGTCAAACGACGCATTGATCAAATCACCGGCGCCAATTTCAATAGCGCAGTTTGTTACTCGGCTACCAGACATCGCTTGAATTGCGCCAGAGTTTCCAAGGTAGTGCCAAAGCGAAAGCGTTGGATGGCCCGTGTTAACAGGCTTGTACAATACGCATCTTCCCAAGTTGACGCCTGCCGCGGGCGCAGCGCCTGATGGAAGCTGAAAACCAAGCGTGAGGTCGGTTGCATTGACAGAGTCAAGACAACGAATCCGGTAACCGTTCACGCCGTCTTTGATCAAAACAGCCTCTCCTCGCTCAAAAGTTGAGCCGTTCGGGCCTGTTACTTTTAAAACAGACGCCGTTGAGCTTGCCGCTGTTGCATACTCCGTCCCGGCTGTCGACACCGCGCCTAGGGACGACTCTAAAAGAACTCCATAGTTTGGAGCTGTTCCCTCAACGCCGCTGTGGCGTAGATAGCAAGACAAGTTTGCCGATGGCGTCTCTCTACCAGCGATTGGCTTTGATTTTCCAATCGAAGCACGAAGCTCAGCGTTTTCCAGCGACTCGATGTTTGCTTGGATTGAAAAGCCATCTTGCAGCGCCACATAATCAGTTGACGCCGAGGGCGGCACAAGAGTGCCCTCAGTTGTTTCCTTTTTAATTGCAAGTGCCGAACTTCTTACTTGAATTGCTGGCATATAAAAACCCCCGTCCGTGGATTGGTTATAAAATTAGTCAATGGGCTCTTGATATTCTACAGTAAGTGTTAACTCCATCGCAAGAAACTTACCCTGCTGCTCGACCAGGTAATTGACACCTTCGTCATTCTCTACAACCGACTTAATAGCCGCGCCGCCAATGGTGTGGTTTTTCTCAAAAGCAAGAAACACTGATCTGTGGGCGTTCAATATGGCTTTTTCAATATTGGCCCTGCCGGTTGTGTCGTTTTCAGTGTTAACCACTTGAGTTACCAGGCCAATGATGTAGGAGCGCTCCCATGTCACAAAGCAACCAACATACCTTTGCGTGTTGATACCCGACCCAATCACGACACCAAAGGCTTGCTTTAATATGAGAGCAGGGTTTTCCGATATCTCGTAAGGATTGGGAAGACGCGCCCAACCAGGAAGGCTTGTCTCAAGCTGAGAAACAATTGCATTGTAAACGTCGTCAATTTTGCTCATCGTGTCATCCATTGCTCTTTTTGAACGGTTTCTTCACCTGAAAGCTTACCATCTGCGTTTTTGTCTAAGGGTATAAGCCTAGCGTTCATCTCGTCTTGGTACAAACCTTCTGCCCTAGCAGCACGGTCGGCGTAGCTTGCGCCGAAAGCGCTGTAAATAATCGCCGCAGACTTGTGGGTGGCAGCAGACTCAAGGGCCGTCCAGTCAAATATTTGACCTTTGTCAACAATGTATCTGCGGGATTTTAGGTCTTTGATGATGCACTCGGATGACATGAAGTGCTGCTCGTCCCAAGAAGTTTTGCCAGATTGATATCCAGTCAGCAAAGCGGGCTGCATTAAATCGGGATAAGAGCTCCTGAAAACTGTGTCGCCGCAAAATTTTTGGCCGACATATGCCAGCGTTGCTGAAAAACTTGACGGCCATGAGACCCTCATCCAGTACATGTTATAGATAGCTGTCCCGTTGATACCGGCGTCTTCTTGAGACCTTCTCTCCCTGTCCCAGC